CATCGTCCCAATTGTCTTTCATTTGCGGAAACCCTTACTTTTGCTGATGGATTCAACCGACTTTACTTGAGATTGACGGTGATTCGCCCATTGTAACCATTCTGCAGCCGCATCAACATCCATAATGACAGTGATAATGCCTTCCTCACGCAGTGCATTGGGATCAACAATGGTTACGCATGCTGGCAGATTGTGGTCTGGGAAGCCCTTTGCATCGGCGAACTCATCGTAAACCTTGTAGGCACCGACCCGAATGGCATGCGACCAGAGGCCCGTCATCGGATCTTTAGTGACATTGTAGCCAAAAACGTGTTTGTGGCCACAGACAAGGATATGATCGCGCCAACCCATCTGAGCCGCCTTGGATACGCCGTGGGCTGGGTTCCACTGGCTGTGTCCTTGGAAGTCATGGCGGCAATTGATTCGGATGTCTCGGCCTTGGCGGTGCTTTAAGTTCAAACGAATGCCGTGATCTTGGTTTGGAGTGCCAATCTGACGGCATAGCCACTTAATAGGATCGTCCGTCCCGCTCCAGCAGTCGTGATTGCCGTTCACAATGTAAAGCCAATTGACCTTACGCAAGAACCACTCGACAATCATACGGGCCTGCTTTGCCGATGTGGCTTGATTGCCATACAGCCGAGCCAGACGGCCAATCCAGTTATTGCGAAGATCACCAACATTGCCAGCCATAAGGTTGGGGGTAATGTTGGTAAGGTTCATGTGATGCTCAAGCAGCGCAAGGTCACAACCGTCATCGTCAACATGGGGATCACCCATGTGCAGAATGCCATAGACACCGTTTAAGTTGACGTTAAGCGAGACAAGCTTGCGAGATGTCTTGGCTTCTGCTTTTTGTGTGAATTGCCGCTTGCGCCACTCTATGAGCTCCTCGACGGGCAGGTCACTGTCTGGTAGGTCAATGAAGGTAAATTTGTCTGTATAAGCATCTGCATTTAGTTTAGTCGAATTTGCCTTGGACATTTAGTGATCCTACGTTGTTGATTCGGTTGGATTACTTAGACCTTAAATTGTTTAATGTGTCATCCTTTTGACGGCTACCATTGGAGGAGCCAAACCAAAAACTTAGAACTAAGGTTAACGCAGCATCAAGCGTTCCAAGCACACGAGCGACAAGCTCTTTCATCGTCGGCTCAATGACGTGGCTAAAAATGTAAAACTGAATGACAACCCACGCGACGACAACAACAAACGAAAGGATGTCTGGTGTCCAGTCCTTTGTTTCTATTCGCATTTTTCTTGCCGAATCACGATCTGACGCAGAGATGCGCTCAAGGTCGATGTCGAGGTTCTTCATTTGAACTTTGAAGTTGTTTTCGGCATTCTTGATGGCCACTATCTGGTCCGGTGAAGCAGATGCAAGAGCCGTATTGATGTCGTCCTCAGAGCCGTTTTCATGACCTAACAAGGCTGTGGAAAGTGCCTTAACAGCCATACCGGCAACTGGTCCGCCAATTGCTGTTGCGATCGTGGGTGCAATGGTTTCGATGAGAGAGCCAAACTTGCCAAGGTCCATTATACTTAACTCCGTAAAAGTATAATCCCTATGCCCAGCATTATACTTAACACAAACAAAACAATAGCTGTTACAATACCAGCTTCTTTGATGTCTTCCAATCTAGCTTCTGCCAAACGCTCTTCTTCATACTTTTGACGTTCAATTTCTTTGCGGATGCTGATCACTTCACGCTGCACTTGATCCCAAGCGGCAAGACCAAACTGTCCGATAAACATGTTCTTGGCTTTTTCCGCCAAACTAACAGCCTCGGCCTTAGCCGTGTAGCGCTCAATGGCTATCTGTTCCGCTGTCTTGGTGGAGAATATATTGGTAGACGGCTTTTCAGCGGTCATGTGGGTCAGCTTTGCGACACTACCCCAAAGCTCGGATAGGTCGGCTGCCATGCCTTGTATTTCTTTACCAGCGGCAATCCCAGCTTGTATGCCCGCATAAGCTGCTTGCGCTGCCGCCAAAATGGTTAATGGATCCATTACGACCCATCCATTTTACGCTTTGTTGCTTCCTTATATGCTTTGTAGCTGCGGTAAAGTAAAAGGCCCGTACCAAGGATAGCCATGAGTAGGTGCAGCCATGCGTTCAATTCTGCCGCCCAGATGGGCATCGTAATCGCTCCTCCAGCAAGTGAGGCATCTATAACTGTGTCGTGTTCCTGCTGGTTGCTCATGGCTGCACCTTAAATTTTACTGGGCCGGTGGCTGTGGCGCTTCGGCAGCTTGGGCTTTTGCCAGCTCTTCGGCACCTTGTTTCTGAAGTTTTTCAACCAAATCCTTCACTTCTGCATACGGACGGGCTGCAACAGCGTTCAAGATGTAGTTCACTTCATCAACAGTCAAAGTCAAATTGATAGTCATTTTACGTTCCTTTTAGTTCCATGATATGTAAATGCGACCGTCAGATCCAGTGCCGCCGTATGGATAGTTCCCACTATTGGGAGATGTACCACTTACGCCACCTTGACCAACAATCGCGTTTATCGTTGCGCCTACGGTTAACTGTCCGGGGTAAAACACAGATTGTGCATATCCCCCAGATCCTGCGCCGCCAGCAGCCGCAGGAAACTTACCACCAAAGTCATAGTAAAATCCAGCACCGCCGCCACCCGGAAATGTTCCACTTGGAGCGGGAGTTTGTCTATATCCCGGATCCACGTTACCACCACCATAAGGAGCGCCAGCACCAGTACCTACTACACCATAACTTGTTGTTACGCCATTATTACCAGTAATAGATGACACATTTCCGTAGGCACTTCCCCCAGTTCCGCCTGCAGCAAACTCATTGCCGCCGTTACGATCTGTCCCTGCCATTTGACCGCCAGTGCCGCCATTGGCATAATAACCGGCAAATGAAGATTGACCGCCAGTCGTTGAGTAATTAGCTAAGTTGCCATAACCACCGCCGCCACCACCAGCGCCCCAAATTTGAACGGTCAATGAGTTTCTAAACAGCGGGACAACAAACCCATATGTGCCGTAGGATGTATAATCTACCGCACCAGAAGATGCTGGGTCATTAGGCTGTTTGTTGTAAAAGTCTGACAAGCTAATCGTGCCAGAAGAAAAATAGCCAGTATTCAATGAGTTAGGCTGATACCAAACTGTGCCACGATAAGCATTAAGATTTGCGCCCCGCCCAAAGACGTTGTTTATGTCGTTAATAGATATGGTTCCGCTAACCGGCGTTGCCATTATCTAGCCTCCAAAGTTTCCACTTTAGCAGACAATTCTTTAATCGCTTGTATTAACAAGGGAACAAGTCGCTCATATCGCACGGTCAAGTATTTGTTATCTATTGGAGCGGGTGCAACAATTTCTGGCATGATTGCTTCTACTTGCTGCGCGGATACACCAACTTCGCGTACCTTTTCGTACCCAAACCCAATGGCTGTATCGTTAGGTTCATAATAAAAACCGCTAAGAGAATTGACCTTATCCAATGCATTAGCAATCACGCCCAAGTTTACTTTTAACCGGTCATCAGAATAGTAAGCCGTTACGTTACCAGTCGCTGTGATGGCCCCTGTCACAGATAAGCCAGAGCTAAATGATCCCGATGTTGCAGATACAGAACCACCAGACACGTTTGTCGCGGTTGTGGCACTTGTAGCGGTAGCAGCATTGCCAGAAATGCTAATGCCATATGTGCTGCCATTGTTATACACGCCATTGGTAACCGTAGCGGCATTGCCAGATATGTTAATGCCCCAAGTGCCCGAAGCACCCGTTCCAGTAGGTGTTGGCGGTGTATAACCTAAAGCGGTCGTTACGTCACCCGATGTCAAGGATACGGCACCCGTGCGGGTATTGAAAGACAGCACGCCCGTATTGCTGATCGTCGGGTTATTGCCAGCACTGATTGAGATACCGGCACCAGCATTCAATTGCAGGCGCACGTCATCAGCGTAAGTAATGTTTGTGCCGTCAGAAAAAATAAACGAACTTTGGGTTAGCCCGTTCCCGCCAGAAGCTGTCACATAAGTGCCGCCGCCAGCAGAGGCCAGAGTGACAGTGTAAGCGCCCGTGGTGGTGTTCTGGACAATGAAGAAGCCACCGACACCGGCTGGAAAGTAAATGGTGACGTTTGCCGACAATAGACCCGTTAACTTAATGCGGGCATTTTGGCAGTTGGTTTGTGTCAAATTGACATTGGCGTTCGTAAGCGCAATCGAATAAGTGCTACCCAAGGACGAATCAACTACGTCCATGTCGCTGTTAAGCGGCACGTTCCACGAGTTAACGTAGTCGTTGTATCCCGGCTTTTCCAAGCCCTTATTGGTTGTGTACGAACTGGCCATTTTAATTCACCCAAGGCAGCGGAGGAGAAATCGGGTTGGGGCTAATTTGTTGCGCGATCTGATTGTCAATGTTTGCCTCATATGCAGCCACTTGTGCTGGTCCGAGGGCCGTTGTAACCCACCCCACCACTTGCGCTTGTGTAAGCTGCGCGTATGGCGTAAATGGCTCACCAGCATCATACTT